CCAATAAAAGCGGCTATAAAAGCATTAGCCAACACTTTAGGGTCTGTTATGCCTGCTAGGTACAAGGCTGCAACGCTAGCTAAAGCCGCGCGCCCGTAACTATAGGCCGCTGCCTCTAGTTGCTTTCTATTCATTGTGCTACCTGCTCTGCCCCTTGCGTTTTGCCCTTGCTTAACCTTAGTATTATTTTGGCAGCTTTAGCCTCATTTACAGCTATCTCAAAATGCATTTCATCCGCGCGTGTCCACTCGCCGCCCCAGGCTAGCCCCCATTTTTTGCATAGCGCCTTAATCATTGGCACTTTCTCGGCTGAAAATGTACCGCGCTTAGTTAGCGGGTGTTTAGTAGCGTTTAGATCTATAGCTGTACCGCTGCTATGGCAGCTAAGTTTACCGACCACGCCCCTTACATCTCTAAATGCGTAGCCCCACTCATCCCACTCGCCCTCATCTATAGGCTCTATAAGTGTGTGGAACTCAGCAGCAAAGCCTATAAGTAATGGCGCTACTTTTTTAGCGCACTTTAGTTTTCTGTTTGTGCCAGGTACAGGGTAATTTTCTATGCCTATCTCTGTCGGCTCTTTGCTGGCAGGCCAGCCGTTATAGCTAGTTAGCATAGTAATTTATTTTAGCACTTCCCCTCAAGATTATGCTAGGAGCAGTTTAGCCTCATCCTCAGTAATGCCTAGCCGATTAAGCAGGGCTGCTCTTTGTGCGGCCTTTGCTTCGGCTTGGGATTTGCGCTCTGCTGCTTGTTCTGCATCTTTTTGTAATTGCGCAATTTCATCAGCGTTCATTTCTCGTTGAACTATTTCGCCTGTTTCTACATTATGCTCAATTTTTATCATATTATTTTACTCCATATAAAACATAGGTTCCGCCTGAAAATGTTCCGCTACCTGGAAAGAAATCAATTCTATCAATAGCAGTAACGGGATAATAACCCAGAGCTACATTTGTCATCGCTTTACCATTACCAGATGAAGTAAAGGTAGTTAAAGCTGAGCCAAGTTTTTGACTTGTTGCATTTGCATAATCAAAAATATTAACTTGAACAGCATTATTGTTATCAACATTATCTAGAGAAGTGTTTGTAATTTCCCAAGAAGTTCCTTCAGTTCCAATAGCTAAATTAGGGCCGCCACCAGATGCAATATTTAGCGTTCCAGTATATCTATAATTTGAACCAGTATCGTTATTTACTCTTACATTTAAAGGCGTATCTGCTGAAGTATATACATCGCGAATTATTAATTGAAGGTTTTTATAAGATGCGCTAATAGATGACAAAGTTAGAGTGCTACCGCTTAAACTTCCACTAGCCAATTCGGTCATACCACCACTTGCAGCCGTAGCCCATTTCAGGCCAGTAGGCGAAACGGTGCTATCGGCTGTTAAAACTGTGCCGTTTGCACCTACTGCTAAATTATCAAATGTTGCGTTACCTGTGCCTACAATTAAATCGGCTTTAGCTGTAATTTCTGTAGCCATAGAGTTAGTGATAGTTACCGTACCGCTAGTGCCACCGCCGCTAATACCTGTACCAGCTGTAACGCCCTCTATATCACCTGTTGCACCGCTAGCTACCCAAGCGCTACCAGAGTAATACCACAAGCTATTAGTATCTTTAGTAAATGCAAACTGCCCTTCTTGTGGGCTAGTAATAGCTGCATTTCTAGCAGCCTCACTTGCAAAAACTAATACGCCTTGCATTAAATAGCCGTTTACGTCGGCGGCTGTTAAAACCTCACCTGTGGTAAAGGTCTTAAATCCTAAGCCCGCTGCCATTGTTACCCCCTTAGTAGGCTAAAACGCCTGTATCTAGCAGGCCGTATATAGCAGAGTCTAGTATAAAGCCGTCTATTATCGGCTCTAGTGTTGTTAGTGTCGTTTTCCAGCTGCCGGGCGTAATTGCCATAGATACGCCAAACACCTGCAAAGTCTTAGTTAAGGTAGATGAGCCCGGCTGGTTTGTAGTAATTGTTATAGGGTCAAAAAAATCTAGATCTAGGGCCGCGATTATGCCGGCATTATAGTTATCTGTGTATAAATCTAAGGTAATGGCATCACATCTTATAGACGTTTCTTTACGGCTAGCTACATAGGCTTGGGCGTAATCTAGGGCTACGGCATCTGTCTGCATTAGTAGGTTTTGTTGGTTATAGCTGTGCGTAAAGTATTTATCTATGCTTGCTTGATCTATTGCTAACTGCGTAGTGCCGCCGGTACGGGTAATGCTAGCTGCGTTAAATACCAAAGTATCATCTAAACGCCATATAGCATCAAAATAGCCTATATTTGTGCCGTTATCGTTAAACACGGTAGGTGTGCCGCCTATGCTTGCCGTGGTTACGTTTCTATCTTGAAATACGAATGAGCCGGTAGCATCTACATAAAGCGCCCCATACTCACTTAGGGTAACTGTCTGCATAGCTGCAAGGCTGGTACGGGCTGTGCCGGGGTCTGTTTGTAGCGTAGTAAGCCCGGCATCTACATCACGCATAGACGTAGGCCAGCCTATCTGATCTAATATCTGGTTAATGCGTGTGCCGGATAAGTCGCCCGCGGTAGCCCCTGTTACTGTAGCTATTTGTGCATTTTGGGCAAGTCTAAACGCATCTACCGCCGTTATTGTGGTATAAACAACGTCTAACGCATTTTTAGGCGTAGTAGTGTTATAGCTAGTAATAAAGCCGCTAAATATAGGGTAAGTAACGCTGTTATAAGTAGCCGATATAGCTACTTTACGCATTGGATCTAGCAAGCCAAAATAAGGGCCGCTAGGGTTTTGTGGGTTAAAATCACCGTTTTGGTCTACTATTCTTAAAGTTAGCGTACCTGTTTGGAATTGGTCGGCTTGTGGATTACGGCCTCTGTTAGTTTGTATTGTATCTACTACGTCAGATACATCTACAATTACTGCCGCGCTGTCGCTTAATATGTTTGTACCTAATATGCCTTCACCTAAAATCATAGCTTGGGCAAAACTAGGGCCAGTACTAAAGTTAATAATAGCGTTTATTACTGGCAGGGTCATAGCCCACCGGTGTAACGCAACGGGTCGCCCTTACGCTCTAAATCTAATATAGCTCTTTGCACGGCTAGGCTTATTGTGTCCTCACTACCTACTACACCTGCATTTACGTTTACCGTTATGTTATCTGCCATACGGAAACGGGCAGGGTCAAAGGTAGAGCCCGCGCCTATACCCGGTGTATCAAATATGCCCATAGCTCTTAATCTTGCTTGCTCATCACCTAGCGCATTAAGCGCGTTAGTACTCATAGCATCTGTAAGCGTATCTATCTGCTCTTTTAGTAAAAAGTTAATACCCGTACCTGTGCTAGTAGCAGCGCGTAAATTAGTTAGTGTTGCTATCTGTCCGGCAATACCGCCAGCAAGACCCCCGCCATTACCACCGCCACCGCCGCCGCCACCGCCGCCACCGCCACCGCCGCCACCGCCACCGCCGCCACCGCCACCTGATCCAGCTCCCGGCACTATAGGCAATATCTTTAGCCCTGCCATTTTCATTAACAGCGCTAAGGCTTCATTAAGGTTTTGTATATCTATAAGCGCTTTAGGCTTAAACTTTTCTAAAATATCGTTTATGTCTTGTAACTTAAACTCTTGGCCTTGCAGAGCGCCAAGTATTGCTAAGTCTATATTTAGTTTTTTAGCAAGGCGTGTAGCAGCCTCTACATCTTTAGCGGCTATAGCTTCCTCTAGCTCTGCCATAGTTTTTTTAATAGATAAGCGGGTTAGGTCATTGGCTAGCTGTAATTTTTGCTGATCTGTAGCATTTACGCCTAGCCTGTTTATTTCATCTTGCTTAGCTAATAGGGCTGCCTGTACCTGTATTTTATCTAGGTCAAATATATTTTCACCCTTGCCTAAAGCTAGGGCGGCTTTGTCTAGGGCTAATTGGTCTTTCTTTTCTTTAGTCATTTTCTTAAGTTCATCTAATTTTTTCTTACTTGCCAGCGCCTCAGCCTTAGATATTTTAAGCAACGTTGCACGGTTATTTAGCTCTTTAGCGTATGCCTCAGCTGCCTTTTTACGGGCTTTGTTTGTCTTGTCTTGCATATCGGCAGCTGTGCCAGTAATAGGATCTAAACCTACAAGTGCATCTAAACCTTTTAGCAATAACTTTAGAAATGGGTTTTTCTTTAATTCCTCTATTTTGGCCTCAAATTTTTCAAAACTTGTAACAGCCTTGCCTAAAGCTTTGCCTATCTGTGTGCCTAAATCTATAATCATTGTTTGAAACTCTTCAACGCTTACGCCGCTTTCCTCTAGGCTATCTATAAAACCTTCACCTATTTTTTCTTTAGCTAAATCTGCCGCTTGGCCTATTCTTGCTAGTTTGCCTGCGTAAGTATCGGCAGCGTTAGCGCCTGCACCTCTAAACTTATTCTGTAAATCTTGTAGCAATTCGTTAAAATCCATAGCTTGTAATTCAGCTGTGCTATAGCCAATTCTTAATCTAGTTAAAGCTGTAGTTTCACCCTTAAACGCCCGGCCTAAAGCTACGCTTACGCTTTGTAAATCTTTGCCTGTTCCAGCGCTTACATCTAAAGCCGTCTGTAATAGTTTTTGCGCTGTAGTTGCATCGCCGGTAGCTTGTGATAATGCTATAAACGCATTGGTTAAATCGCCGCCGGCCTTGCCTGTAGCTAAAGCTAATTTATCTATGTACTGGTTAATAAACGGCGCGGCAAAACCTAGATTAACTGCATTAAGCGTATTTTCTAATAACTTAGCCTCTTTTTGTGCTTCATTAAAAGCCCGTGCTACTGACCTACCAAACGCTAAAACAGCTGTAACGCTAAATGCTTTTACTAACGTTTTACCTAAACTTTTTGTACTTTTACTTAGTTTACTGGTTGCCGTTTCTGCTTCCCTAAACGCTTTTTTGCCCGTAAACTCGCTAGCTATATTTACTACTACTTGTGGATCTACAGCCATTATGCCGCCGCCTTAAAATTATTATTAAATATAATCTTGGTCTTTTCTATAGCTTTAATTACAGCTGCATTAGTCTTGCCGCCGTCCTCAGCCCACGCTCTATAAATGGCCCGGCCTCTCATCTTTCTAGACCTACGCCCCGCGCCTGTTTGGTTATTGGCATCTACTATTTTACCTGTGGCATCTAGGGCATCTATAAACTGTTTACCCGCGTTAGGGTTTAGGCTTTGTGAGTACTGCCTACCGGTATGTGTAGTTTTATCATAAACGCCATTTAAGTAACGGTCTACTACTGGCCCTTGTGGTCTACCTTGTGGGTTTAGCCGCCCGGACGTTTCATAGATAGCACCGGCAGCGCTAACGTTAGCTATACGGGCTAAAGCTCTAAAACCGTTTCTATTAACTTTACTAGGCGCTGTCCTATAACCTATGCCTCTTTTAGCGGCAGCTGCATCAAATCTGGGAAATTGTCTATAGTTGGTATCGCTAGCCTCTGCCTTACTCCACCCGCTTAAAACTGTAGCAGGTATAAAACCGCGGGCAACTGTAACTATAGGTTTTAGCAGAGCTGCCATTTCTTTTTGCAATTCTTTAGATAAGTCCGGCGTAAACTTGCGTAATGCCTTGCGCGCTTCAATAGCGCCTTTTAACTCTGTTGGCATCTTGCACCGCCTTAGCTTTATCTGTTAAAACCTTTAATATATTCTTAAACATTACATCATCTAGATCTAGCAAGTATTGGGGCGGTATTCCGGTTTCTACTGCAACTTGTGCAATTAGATAACCAAAACTACCGCGCCCAACTATTCCAGGGGGTCATCATCTAAAACCTCAACTTTAGCTAAGGTTTCTAGAAAATCTGCCCCAAAACTTTTTACTACTTCCCCGCTAGTGCGTAAACACTCCCAAGCAAGCCAGTAAACATCACTTTGCTTTTCATCATCTCTAAAGGCTTTATGAAAACCTTTTTTTGCATACAGCTCAAAGGCATACTCAATACGGGGCGTAATCTTATGCTCAGTTACGCTACCGTCTGCCCTTGTTATTTTAAGTTTTGCCATTGTTTGCCCCTTTGTCTAGTTATCAGCTTGTAGTAATTACTATAGGTGAATTACAAGTAAATGTAATGCTTTGTGTAGAAATATC